GATAATGGCGGGTTTTACGCAAGTTATCGAGCGGAACCTGGATCATGATGACCCCACGGTTCTGCTTGGCCTGGATAGCAATGCCAGACACTTCAGCGCCGTCCGACCCGAGCATCGAGTCATTCACACCACTGATGGTCTTGATGTTAAGCGCCGCCTTCTGGCTGATGCGATCCAGGCCGGTCGGAATCTGGTTCGGCTGAATTTTGACCGGGGGGTTCGACCCACGGTTGTACTCGAGCACCAGACCAGTTTCTGCGCCATGTTCCTCGAGATCATCGGCCGTCATGCCGACGAGCGAACCGCTCTCCACCATCCAGCCGCTATTGGCCGTAGTGTTGACGATGTGTAGCTCCTGGCTCGCGATCTTGTTCAGCTGCTCCTGAGGGGAGAGCAGGTTGCGGACCATGCCGAACGGGCGACCGCGACGGAAGTACGCGAAGTACGGCACGATTGTGAAGTCATCGTACGGCGACCAATCGTCGTGAAGGACGATCTTGTCACAGGTGACAGTCCAGCGAACGCGGCGTACGACTTTTGAAATGAGGCTAAGGTTGTACTGCTTGGCGAACTTCTTCGCCTTCTGCTCGCCCCAATTCTCCGGCACCTCGCGCTGATCGCCAGTGTTCGGATCGACAAAGAAATCCGCTCGACCCATCTTACGATACTGACGAGCAATCACGCGCAGCGCACGCACGTTGCGATAATCTTCGTTACCGGGGATAGCAGCACCCAAGTAATCCTGGCTGGTATCCGTCTTACCGTAACGGGTCTCTTCGTACTCAATCGAGTCGCGGCCAAAGCCGTTACCGTTCTCGGCTACGAAGCGTAGCGACTCCGCCTTGTCCTTACCGTAGAGTTCCTCGATCTCATCGAGGGTCATCCACTTAGTCTCGAACACCTCGTTCCAGGTCTTCGGGTCGTACTCCTTCGCATCCGGATCGATCAGGATGTCGAGAGGATCTTTGGCCGTGATGCGGATCTCACCTTCAACGTGATCCGTGAAGTCCATCCGCACGTCAAAGTAACCGCGGCCGTCCATGATGAGGCCGTCGCTGAATACCGTCTGCTCAACCCAGTCGAGCTTGTTGTTATCAGCAATCTGCATGTACAGCTTAGTCAGGGTGCTAGCCACATCCTGATCACCGCCACGGCGCGGTTTGAACTGCACGTCAGCACGGCGCGTGGACTGTTCTCCGAGGACAGTGTTCACTGTCGGAAGAATAGTGTTGATGGTCAGTGCTGGGCGACCCTCTGCTTCCAGAGCGGCAAGATCCACCTGGTCCCACTGATCGCCGCGATAGAACGCGTCGCACTTCTTAGCCATCTCGACGTATTGCAGATGTCCGTTGTCACGGGCCCGGACGTACCGGTTCCACTGCTGCTGGGCAAGCTGCTGATCTTCGATCGACTGGGTTTTGATCTTAGCCATTTTATGCACTCATCGCGGATTTTTGGCGGGGTCCGCGAGTAAGAGAGATGAGTTTGTCCCGCCAAGACGGTATATGTACAACTGGGGCCTGATACGTGGAGAACTCGGTCATCATCAGACCGATCCACGACAGGGCGTCGACCTGGTCATCGTGAGTTCCATTCGGGAACCGCAGTAACTCTGCGATCAAAGGACCAGAGAACGCTGCATCGCGCGGGAAGTACACCTTCCCCTGCTGCATGCGACCCTGGATAGCACGAGCGCGAGCTTCTTTGTCACGGCGTCCGGTTTTCAGATCTTTGAAGTACGCCTCGAACAGCCCGCGCTCACGCACACGTTTTTCGAGGAACGGGCCAAGGGCCATTTCGATGTGCCCCTTTTCGATGCCGATGATCGAGGGCTTCCACTGTTCGTAGAGGTCAAGTATTCGCTCGACCAACTCAAAGCCATCGAACCGTCCTCGCACGACGTCCATCACGAACATGTCGTCACGATCGTTGATGCCGACGACGATGCCGACGCTGTAGTCGTTGCGGTCGTTCTTACCAATGGCCAAGTCCCACGCGCAGTAGTAACGCATGGCGTCTTCGTCGATATCCTCGGGGTCATAGTAGTTAACCATGCCACGGGTGAAGTACTGACCATCATCTGCTACGGGGTTCTGCTGATAGAGCGCTGACCAGTCCCTGGGGCCTACGGCTTTTTCGATTCGCCGGAGCGCTTCGACGCTGTACCTTTCCGGGTGGAGGGCTTCACCAGCCTTACGGAACTCTTCGTCTTCTTCGGCGATGGCGGGATATCTGACGACTTCCCACTCGTCTCCACCTTGAAGAGCCGATTTAAGAAGTCGGCCAGCCAGGTCATCATCATGCCACCTCGTTAGGATTACCAACACACCGCCGCCAGGAGCAAGACGGGTGTATGCCGTTGATGTATACCAATCCCAGTTCGCATCCCGGTTGTTCTGACTCTCTGCGTCCTCGCGGTTCTTAACTGGATCGTCGATAACGAGGACGTGTGCACCCTTACCGGTGATACCACCACCGACGCCGGCAGCTACGAAGCCACCGCCGCCCGTGGTTAGCCACGCTTCAGCACTTTGACTATCCGGATCCAGGCGCGTCTTGAAGACCGCTTTATATGTCGGTTCACGCAGTACTTGGCGTACCTTACGGCTAAACCCCATTGCAAGCGAACCCGAATACGAGCAACTAATAAACTCATGCTCAGGGTTACGGCCCAGATGCCAAGCCGGGAATGAAACCGACGCCAGCGTACTCTTACCGTGGCGGGGAGGCATGAATAACATGAGACGCGGAGACTTTTGATCCACGACGTCACGCGAGAATTGCTCGAGCCTTTTGCAGACATCTTTGTGCACCCAACCGGCGTTGTAGTCAGGGTTGAACTTCTCCACGAACGGCAGCAGCCGCTTACGGGACAAGATCCGCGAAGCAAGCTCCTTTTGAGCCTGCTCCTTCACAGTTAGTTCCGGCGACTTCACCGGTTCGACGCTAGCAGGCTGAGGTAACCCCTCCTGTTCGTCCGCCTTGCAATAGACGCAAACGCGTTCCTTCCTGTTCGAGTACAGGGTCTCTGGGTGTAGCTTCTTACACCCTCTGCACTCCAACATTGGAATCTCGTCTATCAAGGCGCTTCTGGCTCCAGATAGCTACTGTCTTTACCGGCCAGCTTCAGCAGATCTTCATCACTCATCCGCTCCATCTGAGCGGTGTTGACGTTGATGTTGATCTGCGTCGCGTTGTCCGGTGCGGCCAACCCGTGCAACTTCACGAGCGAGTCCACCGTGTTCTTCATCTCCGTCGAGGTGGCCGCAGCGTTGTACGCGTCCAGATACATCTGGTGCGCGTGCGAGCGCGTAAACTTCACCTCTTCGCGCATCTGTTCGCGGAAGTAATCCAGCGCCTTTACGACAGACGGGTGCTTAGCCGCCTCGAGTGCGTTCTTGTAGCTGGCATAACCAGCCGCCCGCCCCGCTGCAGCAATAGTCATCCCGCGAGCCATGTAGAGAACCAGCCGCTCCTGTTGTACAGTCAGAGAACTAATCGTCAGCCCCATGTAAGGGGTCAACGACTGGAACTCGACGTGTGACATCAGCTCATCGGAATGAGCGAGGTCAGTGGATAGGGGTGCCTGGTTCTCTTGTTGAATCGCTGAGGTCTCCACCTACTTCTACGTCCAGATATACAAAAACCGGTGCCTGATCCCCCAGCTTGTGCAGGGAGATCCCAGTCAGGTAGTCGTGGAGGGACATGGGTTTTTTGGTCAGCAAGGCCACTATGGCCTCAGCTATCTCCCCATCGTAGACCAGTACCTCGTACCCGCCTCTGTAGGCGGTACCAATAATGGCCTCGTCAAAGCCCTCGATAGCGAACACCTGGACTTTCGGCAGCATTTATATTAGCCCTACTAATGATCAATCACAAGAGTGCTGGTAAATCGTCTTCACCCACCAGTACAGCATGTCTGTACTCAGGCTCTGCTTGAGGATGTTAGCCCGGTACGCAACCAGCTGCACATTCCCCGGTACATACCCCAGTGTGCTATCAATCCGGTCAATACTGGCGTTGAAGTCCTTAATACCGGTCCCGTCGTTGTGGTGGGTAAGAACGACCCCTGATATCGCACAACGGCCATCTTGTAGCTCCCATAGCTCGGCCAGCTGATCTACCGTTATCTCGTACTCAGTAATCCTCCTTCTCTTGCTACTGTCCCTGTTCTT